ACGAATTCGTTCGCGTATTGTCATGTGTTCTTCTCCTTGAGTTTGGCTTCAAGCCGGTCGATGAACTTGCGGGTGTAGCCCTTGATCGGCGTATTCCCCCAGCCCCTAACGATTTCTTTTATGTCCGCATCCGTCAGCCCTACCCACGGGCGTTGCGTGGCAATTGGGACTGCTGGCTTAAGACGTTCGTACATCCGTTTGCCAAGATCGTAGAACTCGTTGCTCATGTGTTCTTCTCCTTTTTGAGTGCCACGCAATCCCTGCACACGAACTTTGAAAAGCCCGGTTGCAGGGTCAGGTGCCCACCTAAAACAGTCTTGTCCTTCTGGCAAGCCCAGCACAGTTTCCGCTTTCGGTTCATGTTCGTTCGCAGGTTGTTCAGGTCTTTGGTGGCAGTCAAGTTGCTGGCGATTATTCCGAATGCACTCATGGTTTCTTCTCCTCAATCTTTGATACCCGTTGCATAAAAGTTTCTTCCCCGGTGTCTCCGCTGTACAGCCATTCCGCCTCCCGCGCCAGCTTCGCAACGTGGTCAACAAGCGCCGCAATCTCGGCAAGTTTCGCTGCGACTGCTGGCTCCCAAGTGAAAACTTTCCAGCCATCGACGACTTGCCCCTGCTCGGCCAGCTTGTCCCGCAGTTCTTCGGCAAACTCGTGCATACGTGCGTATGCGTAGTCAAATGATCCTCCACTCATTTCGTTTCTCCTAGTGCTGCACGTGCAGCGGCAATCGCCTCTATCTGATCGTCTTTGCCATCGCCCATCAGAAAATATTCCATGTCAACATCGAACAGCCCTTGCAGCGCATCCTCCAGCATTTTCACCCGTGCTTGCAGCCTCACGTTCACGCACCCAGCCTTAGAGCAATTTGGGTGGCAAGAGTGAACGTCGTTTACCAATGCCTTCCGCTCGGCACGCAAACATTCAATCAAGTCTGCCGCCTCCTGCACGTAGTTCGTGCCGTCTTGCACATACAGTCGGCGTAGTCTTTCAGTGATGTCAGTCATTTCGTTTCCCTCAACGCCTTGCGTACCTCCGGTAACGCCTGCGCTGCGCGTCGCTCGCACCATGCGAGATCGTCGCCGGGTTCACGGGTTGCGTCCCCGATGTCCGCGAGTGCCGCCTCGGCCGTTTTTAGCGCGTTCCGCAGCGCAACGTTGTCCGCAGCACTGATAACGGCGGCGTAATCAATAGCGGCATCCAGCCGGCACACGGTTACAGTGCCAAGATCAGCCAGCATCTCAAATGCCGGTGGCAGTAATACGGTCATGTTGTTTCTCCTTCAATTTTCAAAGCACGTATGGCGGATGCACAGTTAGTTGCACCGCCCCACATGCCTTCGTACAAAGCGGTCCCGGCTGGGGTCAAAAGCGGCTTACGGCGCTCACTGGCAGCGTCTTCTGCCTCCGCATCGCACACCTGTGCAGCAGCCTCCAGCGCCGCCCTTGCAGCGGCGATCTGCATCACCCGCATGGTTGCTATCTCGGCATCCGTCCAGCGGTACGTGTATGGATTGGGGTGACCCGGCAGCGGTGGCAGCTTCATCATGGTGTCTCTCCTTCAATCTTTATGGCGCGGATGATGGCTGCACACACAGGGTCGATGCGCCCGAGGTATCCATCAGACACCGCCGCAGCCGCAGCCTCCAGCGCAGCCCGAGCCACTTCAATGTCACGGGCGCGGAGTTGGCTGGGCAAGTACGGCCACTGTGCGTTCAAGTGATCTGGCAGTGGGGGTAGTTTGATCATGGTGCTTCCCCCTCAACTGCCGCAGTCAACCGCCTCAGTGCTGCTTGCAGATGCGCTTCGCTCACTGTCGTCGCGACAAACCAGAGCCCGGTGTCATACGATTGCTCGTCTGCAATTGCTCTTGCTGCCGATGTCCGAATTCGCTCTTCGGGCCGCGTCTCGCGCCCTTGGTAGGGCATGTAGTCGAGCGTGTCGAGCGATGCCTTGCGCTTTGAATTAAACCCGGTCATTGGTATTCCTCCCTGCGCTTGTTGAGCCGCTCAATCCTTGCTACGTTGTACGCCACCACCGACTGCGCGTACTCCACCGCAGTCTCGGCCTCCAACAAGGACAAGTGCGCTTCTGCCAAGCCAGCCGCAATCACTTGCAGCGGTGTAGGCCGCTTGAATAGGTCTAATAATTTTTTCATGTTGTTGCATCCAATCTTGATCATCTTTTTCTTGCAGTTCAAAGACTGCTTGTCCTATGCGGCTCATGGTGTGTTTCCTTGTTTGAGCAGTTCCATCCTTTCTCTGTTAGTCCGCAAAGTGCAGTAGCGTTGATGGATACGCTCCAGCATGGACACCCGTTTGTGCTTGCTGCGTTCCTCATTAAGCAAGGCCAGCAACTCTGCCTCGTTGTAGTCAGGCAAATTACTCTGAAACTTTCGCCAAGTAAGCATTAATCTTCCCTTCAAGTTCTGTGATCCTTGCAGTCACCTTGTTATAAGCCCGACTCGCACTGTTGTGCGTCCGGGTACGAATAGCCAGTTCAGCCTGCGCTGCCCTGAGCTTTGCCCTGAGTTGTGTAAGTTTGTTCATGTTCTAAAGTTTATCACCGTTTTATTGTTTGTCACTATTTCTTTTCAGCATCATTGCTGAAGCAGATCCGTCGTCAATCACAATCCAGCCGTTCTCATGGGGTTCAATCAACTTGGCGTCAATCAGTTTGTTGATGTACGGTGCCTTGCCATCAATCAAATTTCTCCTTGATCCAGCGGCAACTGACTTGGGAAATGCTGCAAGGCCATTGGTAACTGCGTAGTCGCGCATTACGGATTGCGTTATGTATGGCGCACCACCACGGTCTTCAGCACCAGAGCCCCACCATGCCTTTTCAAAATCTGTAAACATCTCGCCATCGCTCTTTTGCTTGGACTCTGGCACCTCGCCCTTAACCACTACCGCGCTGGTAACCTGTTCGCCGTCCTCATCCAGCCAACCAGGTATCGGGACCGACAAAAGATCAACGTAAACCGGCGCGGCCATTTCTGCGTCTTTGCTCTTGCGCTGCACAATCTCAATAGACTTGTCAGCCTTGGCAGGCACCACGCTAATTTCAATGTCTAGTGCGCCACGCCATGCTGAACTGCCTCGCGCCCGGTGCTGGGCTTCCTCTGATACGCCTGTGTGGTGGACTAGGATCACGGTGCAGTCGAACTCCAGCATGAGTGCCGCGCAAGCGTCTAGCATGGTCTTGGCGTCCTGTGCGCTGTTCTCGTCCCCAGCCATGAATCGGTGCAGGGTATCGACAGTGATCACATCCGGTTTGATCTTCAGCGCCCTCACAGCCTCGACCACTTTCAGGTATCCGGCACTGGTGTTGAGGTCTACACCGGACTTGCTGACCCACATATTTAAACTGCTGACGCCGTTATGGTGCTTCCATGCGGCTATGCGTGACCGCAAACCATGATGCCCTTCTCCAGCCAAGTACACCATGTTGCCGGGTCTGATCTTGTGGCCGAACCATGTCGGCTTGCTGGCTGCAATGTGCAGCATCCAATCTAGCGTAACAAAGGTCTTACCGCCGCCACTAGGGCCATGCACCATAACCAATGCCTTGTCCTGTATCCAGTGCTTCACAAGCCACGCAATAGGCGCTGGCTGCGCTGAAAACCCGTCTGCATGGATAAGGTAGTCCGTAGGCACAATCGGCTTGAGCAACAACGCCAAGTCATGTCCAGCTTGTACATAGTCGTTAGCGTCACCCGGCACTGGCGGTGTTGTCATTCGAACCCCATACTTGGCGCTGGCCTGCTCTGCGTAGCGTTGCCCCACACCGCTTGCGTCATGGTCGGCAACAATGCAAATGTCAATCGCTGTGTGCGCCGCCTTGAGGATGCCGGTCACCGGCACAAGGTTGCTGGCGCTGTACGCCACCGCGCAAGGCTTGCCAGTTGTCTCGGCTATGGTCGCGGCAGTGGCAAAGCCCTCTGCAATGTAGAGCGTATCGGCGTCATCCATGCTACCCACCGTCCAGTACATACTGCCGGTTTGACCGCCTGGGTGATAGAGTTTGCCGCCTTGGTGGTCTATGTACTGGATGCTGGAGAGTTCGCCGTCCGAGTTGTACAGTGGCACCATCAACCTGCCGTCACCTGTGATTCTTGCGCCGTGCGGCTTGATGCCCTTGCGTTGCAAGTATGGATGTTCTGGGCTTGCTGCGCCGGCCTGCGACCATATAAGGTCAACGGTGTTTGCGGCAACCTCTCGGGTCTTTGCTTGCTCTGCATCGCGCTGCGCCTTAGCCTCTGCCAATCGGCGGGACTGCGCCATTTCTTCTACCTGCGTCAGGCTTCTGCCTATCTGTGCTTTCCAAGTCAACTCGACTCCTGATCGCCAACACCCAAAGCGCCCTGCCGGTACACCATCGGCAAATGCTATGTACCAACCGGGTTTGCTGTGGCCTGCCTCGCCCTTGGTGCCACTCTGAAAGCGGTGCAGCTTGCCGTCAAGGTAAATGATGTCCGGTGGCTTCAAGCCTGCGCCAAGCATGGCGTCTTTGAGTTGTGTTTCTGGGGCGTCTACGTGTTTGGGTGCTGGTGGGAACCACTCGCCACCAAGGATGCTTACTAGGTCGGCCATCTTTTTTAATCTTTCGTCAAAAAGTTGTTGACACTGTATCACGCCATCGTGTTAAACTGCAAGCACGCTTCGAACTGAGTCCAGACGGAAGCGCAACCAGAAGGAGAAAGCCACATGGCTATTTCGTTGAAACGCACCAGCGGCTTAAGTGCCAATGGCGTGAAGCTGCTTGTCTACGGGCAAGCAGGATCAGGTAAGACAAGCCTGATAAAGAGCTTGCCGAACCCGGTCGTATTGTCAGCGGAGGGGGGGTTGCTGTCCATTCAGGATGCCGATTTGCCGTATGTAGAGATTGCCAGCATGGAGGACTTACGCGAGGCTTACAGTTGGGTGCTGGAGTCCGAGTACAAGAGCGTGGCGTTGGATAGCATCTCGGAGATTGCCGAGGTTTGCCTGAACCATGAGAAGAAGGTCAACAAAGACCCCCGCGCTGCCTACGGAGCCATGCAGGAGCAGATGGCAGACATCATCCGGGCTTTTCGCGACATCCCCGGACGCCATGTTCTGATGACCGCCAAGTTGGAGAAGACCCAAGACGAAATGGGCCGGGTGCTGTACAGCCCATCCATGCCAGGCAACAAGACCGGGCAGGCTTTGCCGTATTTCTTTGATGAAGTGCTGGCGCTGCGTGTTGAGAAGGATGCCGAGGGCAACACCCAACGCGCCTTGATGTGCGACTCTGACGGGTTGTGGCTGGCTAAGGATCGCTCTGGCAAGCTGGCTGCGTGGGAAGCCCCTGACCTTGGCGCAATCATCGAGAAGATCGGCGGTGTGGCATGAAACGCGCAATGGAGTTCTTTTATAGCCCTACACACGCCACAAGCATTTCTGCTTTTGGGGCAAATGAATATGCCCCGCAAAGCCTGCTGGTTAACGCTAGCCCACCGGGCGCGACGATAAGCCTGCATTTGACTGTCTTGCAGTCCGAGGAGTTGCGGGACATGCTCAATAAAGCGCTGGTTTGGATCAAAAAAGAAAGCAAAGAGGAGACACTGGCATGAACACCATTTATCAACGCTGGCTCAACGCCAAGAAATTGGAAGCCGCTGCGGTGGCCGAGCGCCGCGAACTTGAAGACGAAATGGTCAAAGAGTTCTTGCTGCCAAAAGACCTCGACGGCACTGTCAACCAAGAGGTTGACGGTTACAAGATCAAGATCGAAGGCCGCATCAACAAGAAGATTGACGCCGACAAACTGCAAGTGCTGGCGTCGGAGGCTGGCTTGTCTGAACACTTGTCGAGCCTGTTCCGCTGGAAGCCAGAAATCAATGCACGGGTGTGGAATGCGGCATCTGACGCCGTGACTGCGCCGCTGCTTGGTGCCATAACGTCCACCCCCGGACGCCCCACTTTCACAATCACTAAGGAGTAAACATCATGGCTTTTCTCGACGAAGAGTACAGCGTTGACACGCTGCC